CCTAAAGTGTCGGAAGATGAGCAGACGGGCGTGGATCGCAATGCGATGCCTTCGCAAATAGAAACCCGTTCAACCGGCGTTCAGATCGACAACGTGGATTTCGCCCAGCGGATCATCACCGTGCTGGCCGTTCCGTATGAGCATCCCACCACGGTTCCTTTCCGCCAGGAGATGTGGACGGAGGTGTTCTCGCGGAGCGCTTTCAATGGCATCGAAAGCCAGACCCGCAAGATTCCCGCGACCACCTCTTTGAGCATCCCGGCACCGGAGCATGTCGGTGCGCGGCTGGTCGGTCGGGTGCTTTCGTCGGACCCTTACCGGGACGCCGGTCTGATCAGCGAAGTGAAGATCAGCCGCACCGCTGTAGGTGATGAAACTTTGGAACTCGCCAGCGATGAGGCGCTGTTCCCCAGCATCGGGTTCATGATCAAGAATCCGAAATTCGATCAGGACTTGGATCAGTACACAAAGACTCGCCGGGTGAACCGGGCGTTCCTGGATCATTTGGCGTTCGTCGGCCAGCCCGCTTATGAGGGTGCGAAAGTTCTGGCGATGCGCAGCGAGGGTTCCACGGAAGAGTTGCCGCCGGTTTCCAAGACCCCGCGAATGGATGAGTTCTTGAACGATCCTGTTTTGCGTTGGGCTTCTCAGCGCGTGCGTCGCTGAGTTTTCCATCTCTTTGGTGTTAGTCTGCTGTCATCACATAGGTGAGCGCTGGCCGGGAGGGCTGTCCGTTTTCGGACTCGTTGGTCAAGAGGACCGTTGCCAAAATCAGACAAAACTTTCTCTCGAAGGAGATCAAGGTGGGAAGTAACATCACCGCTGGCGACGAGTACATCCAGCGGCTCGACCGGGAACTGGAACAAAAGGAATCCCTCGTCAGGGGCATCTACCAGCGCGCCAACGCGGCGAGCCGGGATGTCAACGACGAGGAAAATCAGATGGTCATCGAGGCCCGTGGCCGGATGGAAAAGATTCAGGCTGAACTGGATCAGGCTCAAGAGGTCAACCGGATCGCCTACGAGACCCGCAGCAAGGGTCGCGCTGTCGATCAGGCCATCGCCATCATGAAGGGCAAGCCCGAGCCGGGCCAGGTCGAGTACCGTTCGGTCGGTGCGTACATGCTGGACATGTGGAACAGCGCACAGGGCAGCCGCGACGCGACTGACCGCCTGGAGGTTTACAGCCGGGCCGCCGATCATCAGCGGACCAGCGATTCGCTGGGTGTCATCCCCGACCCCATCGTCGGTCCCGTCATCGACTTCATCGACGCGGCCCGTCCGCTGGTGTCTTCGATCGGAACGATGCCGCTGAACAACGCGACGTTCTACCGTCCGATCGTCACCCAGCACACGGCCGTGGCCTTGCAGGGTACTGCTGGTGGGCCTGCCGACGAGAAGTCGGAACTGGTCAGCCAGAAGATGACGATCGAGCGCAAGGTCGTGAACGCCAAGACCCTCGGCGGCTACGTCAATGTGTCGCGGCAGGCGATCGACTTCTCGTCTCCGTCGGCGCTGGACCTGGTGGTCAACGGTCTCGGTCAGCAGTATTCGATCGAAACCGAGTCCCTGGTGGCCGGCACTCTGGGTGGCGTCGGCACTGCTGCGGTCGGTTACGGTGCGACTCCGACTGCTGACACCGTGGCATCTGCCGTGTGGTCGGCTGCCGGAACCGTCTACAACGCCGTCAAGGGCATGGGTCGTCTGATGATCGCCATCGCTCCCGACGTGCTGGGAACTTTCGGTCCGCTGTTCGCCCCGGTGAACCCGCGGGACGCTCAGTCCCCCGGTTTTGAGGCGGGCCGTTTCGCCCAGGGCCTGATGGGCACGATCTCCGGCATTCCGGTGGTCATGTCTGCTGGTCTGGTCCCCGGCGAGGCGTTCCTGTTCTCCACCGCCGCGATCGAGTGCTTCGAGCAGCGGGTGGGCACTTTGCAGGTGGTCGAGCCGTCGGTGTTCGGTCTGCAGGTTGCTTACGCGGGCTACTTCTCGACGCTGATCACGGAGGAAGCCGGGATCGTTCCGCTTGAGGCCGCCTGATGCGGATCAAGGTGAACCCGGACGGAAGTTACGGGGTAGCCGGATCGGTTAACCACGCCGAGGTCGCCGCCGCCGTCAAGGCGGCGGGGAAGGCTGCACCGAAGTCCGCTCCGAAGAAAGCTGCGTCGAAGGCTAAGCCGGAGCCGGAGCCGGAGCCGGAGTTGGAGCCGGAGTTGCCGACTGCGGAAGATGCAGCCGAGTTGCCCCTTGAGGATTCCGCGTCAGCGTAGGGGTTTCATGTGCCCGAGTTGAGTGCTCTTGATGTCGAGGACTTCACCAACGGACGGCTGAGAAGCGATGATCCGGAAGTGGTGCGGATGTTGGATGCCGCACTCGTCACGGCCCGCCGGTATTGCGGGTGGGTCGTGACTCCGGTCACCGCTGATTCCATCATGTTGGATGGGCCGGGTAGCAGGACCTTGATGCTTCCAACGCGCAAGTTGGTCACGTTGACCAGCGTCAGCGAAAAGGGCACGTTACTGAGCTTGAACTCTTTGTCGGTAACGCCTGGCGGGCCACCGGGTATCACGTCACGTCCGGCTGCCATTCGTAAATCGTCGGGCGGTTGGTGGGGGCGTGACTATCAGTCCATCGGTGTGGCTATGACGCATGGCTACACCGAAGAGGAAGCTGCTGATTGGCGTTACGCCGTGTTGTCGATGGTGGACGAGATGGGTCAGATGCAGATGTCTGGCACCAGCGAGTTAGACATTGTGTCGAAGAAGGTTGACGACGTTACCTATCGTTGGGCTGACCGATATTCCAACGCTGCGGAGTCTGCGCTGTACTCGTTCATGAGTGCTTTCGACGGCTACCGGCTCCCCCCCGTCGAGTTCATGTGAGGCATCGTGCCATTCGGACCAGACACCGTGACGTTCGTGTCGTATTCCGATGCCGACACGCCGGGCGAACTGGGCACTTACCCTCAAGTGGAGACGTTGATCGACGCGCCTAGTTGCCATCACCGGCCGCTGACGTACAAGGAGGCGGTGGAGCTTGGGTATGACGTTGCCACCGAGTTGTGGAAGACGACGATTCCGATCGGTGAGTACACCGACGATTTGCGGCAGCAGATTATGGCAGCGCAGCCTGACGACGCGATTCGTGTCGATGGGATTCAGTATTGGATTGTTGGTGGCGTTCAGCCTTTTAAGGATTTCACCGGCTGGTTCAAGGCTACTGTTATCTCCAAGAAGCAAACCTGATGGGAGTGGACGTGGGTAGATATGAAGTGGTTTCGGATTGCTACATCCCGGTGGGGACGGGCTTTCGATACAAGCGTTCAGGTCAGGTGGTCACCCTCAGCGAGGATGATGCCGCTTCGCTGGCCGAGCATGTGAAGCCGGTGGATTCCGGCGAGGAATCTCAGCCCGAGGTTGGCAAGCCCAGGCGCAAGGGTGTTGCGAAACGCAACACCCCGCCGGAAGGGGGTGTTGCGGATCGCAACACCCCGTCGGTTGAGGTTGAGCAGCCGGTTGAGCAGCCGGAAGAGGGTGTTGCGGATCGCAACACCCCGACAGGCGAGGTTGAAGTTGAGCAGCCGGTTGAGGTTGAGCAGCCGGAAGAGGGTGTTGCGGATCGCAACACCCCGACAGACGAGGTTGAAGTTGAGCAGCCGGTTGTTGAGCAGTACGTCGTTGAGGGGGTGACGTCAGATGTCGGTGACCCGCAGGCAGATCATGAATGAGATAGCGATGGAGCTAGACAAGACAAGGCTGGACCACACCGAGGATAACTTCGCAGACATTTGCGACACGGTGGTCAACGAATGGAAGAACAACGCCCGCATTTATCTGGATCGCGGGTACGCCACAGGCGAGTACCGCAATTCCATTCACAGGGAAACCATCAGGGCGACCCGCGCTAACGGCGGCAACCTGGGCGGCTGGAAGTCCCGCGCAGTGACCCGCGACGAGATCGCACATCTTCTTGAGTACGGCACCGGGCCGGACCAGGAAGGCGAGGGTTCCTGGTTCGGCAAAGATAATCGTTGGCACACAACCCCGAACACTCCGACGCCGGCGTTTGGGCTTGCCGCAGAGGTCGAGAACTCTTTCAACAGCACCTGGCCCAAGACCAGCGGGGTCAAGGGTGGCCCCTATAAGGCCATCAACCGAGGCAAGCGGCCAACCAACGAAGAGTTGTTCCACGAGTGGGAAGCCGCCAATCCTGAAGCGGCCGCCAAGTACGCTGCCCGACGTAAGCCGCGGACGTGACCGTCGAGATTCTGGACACCGCGCCCGCCGACATCGAAACCCTCGTAGTGGGGTGGCTGATGCCGATGTACCGCACATCCATCTCCCGCCGCGCAGGCGACCCCTACCCGTTTCTACTCGTCCAGCAGATTACGTCCAGAGAAGTTCTCGAGGAATCGACCGCCGATCCTGTGGTTCAAGTGGACATCATGTGTGAAAAAAGTCTTGGCGAAGATGCAGCGCGTGACGTCAAAGATAGAGTCCATGCCAGGATGCTTCAATTGGGTCGCTATCTAGAAACGGACGGCACGATTGATTGGATGAGGGTGTTCGAGTCACCGCGCAGGCTGCGACACGAAAACGAGCAGATCATTCGATATGTGGCGCGCTACCAGTTCGGGCAGACTTACGACTAGATTCTCGGTCAATGGCATATCATCCAGGGTGAGGAAAGGGTTCGACTATGGCGATTCCAGCGACGGGCACATCGTGGCGGGCAGGCGGCTTCGGCGATGTCGATGCACGCTTCAATACCAGGGGTGGCCTTGCGGCGATCCTGATCCGCGACAACCGCGGCTCCGAGACCAACATCAGTCCGTGGAAGACCGGCACCCCGCCGACTCCCAACTGGTCCCCGTTCGCCGCTGACGGCACGCCGCGTGACGACCTGTTCGCGTACGTCCTGGTCGACGGCGACTGGCAGCTCAACCCCGAGCCGAATGAGGGATTCCATCTGATCGGTGCTCTCACCGAGGATGGCGGGCCGGAACGCGCTGCCGACATCTCCAACGACAACCAGATGATCTTGCAGTCGAACATGCCCTTCGATTCGGACCTGACCTCCGAGGCTCTGTCGATCAACTTCACCGGCGTCGAAACCGTGAAGCCGCTGATGAAGCGCCTGCGTATGAACCTGGCGCTCAGCGACGCAGACGGCAAGTCGATTGTGGAAGACCCCGGCACCGCCGACTTCAACATCGGTAAGCCGATCGACAACGAAGGCCCCGAGTACCAGATCCTCCTGATGTTCGCCCGCCGCAAGCGGGGCAAGTTCCTGTACACCGCCGAGGGCTACTCGCTGTGCAAGCTGAACGACATCGGTTCGTTCCGCCGGTCCAAGACCGATCCCGACTCCGGCTCGCTGGGCTACATGGTCCTGCCCGATCCGTACTTCGTCGGCAAGGACCCGAACAACCCGAACTCCGACGAACTCGTTCCGCTGTACTACGCGGAGTGGGTCGGCGGCGAGGCTTGGACCGACATCAACACCACCGGCAAAACGGGTGGCGCTGTCGTTGGTGCGCCGACGGACCTGGCGGATTAGTAGCGCCAAGGGTGTTGCGTTTCGCAACACCTAGCTCCGCACGGCACCGATCTTCTGTTCGACGGCATCGCGCTCCCACAGCGGGAGCGCGACGTTGAAGAACGCCAGCACCGATCCGTCCAGCGGGTAGGAGCCGGTCAGCCATGACCAGATGCGTTGGGCTTGCCCTCTTTCGACGCCTGTGAGTTGCACCATGGCTTCCGGGTCTTCGGTTTCCGGCATGAGCAGAGTGGCTGGGCAGACGCCGAACGCCGCAGCCAGCGCGGTGAGTTCGTCGACGTCCACTCTGCGATCGCCGGACTCGATGCGCCCAAGTCCTAGCGGTGGAATGTCGCGGCCGGCTCTGATGAGTTCGCGGGACAGCTGGGCGAACCCCAGCCCCATCCGTTCGCGGTGGCGTCGAACATTGGCGGCTACCACTAGTGCGGTGAGGCCTAATTCTGATTTCACTCCGGGCATGTTTTAGATGATAGGACATCATTGTTGGACATAGGCAACTCATGTTTGGACGTTTGATCGTTGATCTGGTAAACCAATGCCTATGCCTGAGAAAATTCGCAACCTCCCTCACACCGCCCCGAACGCTGGCCAGCAAGCACGCGAGCAGGCCGACGCCTACGACTCGCTGTTCGCCGACATCGAGATGGAACTGAACGACGGAACCACCATCTCCATCCCCCCACACCCCGACCTGGGGATGCTGGACGACGAAGCGATGGAGCAGTACGAAGAGCTTCAGTTCGAGATGGAGTCCTACGACCGCGAAGAGGACATCCACATCCCCGAACAGCGGCTCAAGGACCCTGACGGCAACGAGAACGGTGTGGTGCTGCCTGCCTCCGTGTCACTTGGTGCGCTGAAGCGGCCGTACCGCAAGAACGGCGAACTGATCAAGCCGCCCCATTCGGTGCGGGTGGCGCGGATCGCCCTCGGCGAGGACGGCTACCAGCGCCTCGTAGCTGGCGGCAAGTCGGCCGGTGACGTGTGGCGTGCCTGGGCCAAGCAGGCGGCCGAGTTGCGGGACCGTGAGGCGGCTGACTCGAAAAGTGAGGGAGGCGCTGTGGATCTGGCGGCAGTACCCTCGTCAAATCGCAAGTGACCTGTCGCAGTACCATCATCGCCGGATAAAAGAATGGCACGATGGGTCCATGTCCTCCTACGAGTTGCTCGAACTCTTGGAGTTCATGCCTGAGCGGGGTGCCTTCAAGACCGCTGCTAGGGGCGGGGAGTATTCCGGCGAGGAAAAGGTGTGGGCGCAGATCGCCAACGAGATAGCGGTACTTCGTGCATCCTTCCTGCCCAAGGTCAAGGGCGAAGAGTATGGATCGCAGATTCATCTTTCGGCGTTAAAGTTGCGGGAGCTTGCCGAGAAGGCTGAAGCGCAGACCGAAGTGCGGGAGAGTTTCTATTCCTTCGCCGCGAAGCCGGGTGTTGCGAAACGCAACACCCCTGACGTCGGGGATGATGACTGGTGACAGCGGCAGCCTGCATTTGTAGCGACGGGAGGTAGTCACCGTTGGCTATCTACATCGACATCATCGCCCGCCTCAATCAGCGTCGACTGATTAAGGAGGGTGATGAGCTTCGCGATTACATGAAGGGCCTTGAGAAAGAAATCAAGGCCAGCGGTGTAAGGGCAGCGCAGGGGGCGACTAAGCAGCTCGTCAAGCTTGACGATGCTTTAGCAACCTCTCGGGATCATGCGATCAACAAGACCGACGAGCTGACCAAGGCTACGTTGCGCCATGAGGAAGCCAAAAAGAGCCTTAGAAACCTCCGTAGACGCACGGCCAAAGATGACGAGGAGCAGGAAAAGCTAGACAAAGCCATTACCGCGGCCGTCGAGGATCTTGCCGCTGCCGAGCAGAATCTTGTCTACAAGTTGCAGGCCGAGAACAAGGCGTCCCGCGCTAACGCGCTTGCCAAGAGAACCCTGAAGGAAGAAACCAGGGATTACAAAAAGAACCTCCGTGATGTCGCAAAGATCACCGCTGTCAACAGAAAGGAGTTAACTCAGCTTTCCCGCACGACCAACAAGCTGCGCCGTGACACGGAAAACCTGCACGCCGCAAACGTCGTCTACGTTCAAGACAACAAAAGCATCTCCAAGTCGATGGAAGGCTTGACCGAAGCCACTAAGAAGGTCGCCAGGGTGCAAGAGGACTACAACGAACTCCGCAAGACCGAAGGGGTTCGTGCCTCGCAGATTAAGGCGAAGGGTCGCGCCCTCAAGGACGCCAAAGAAGCAGAAGCGCGCCAAGCGCGGAACTTGAATGCAGCAATCGTCGATCTGGTCCGGCAACAGCGCGACCACGATTCCGTGATCCAGCGGAACGAGAAGTCGCTACGCGGCCTCGCCGATCAAAGTCTCAACATGGAAATGCAGACGAAGAGACTTCGATACGCCAATCAGGATGCGGTCGACCAGAACAGGAACCTGGCCCGGCAGTTCGATCGGGTTGACGACTCCGCTCAGAAAGTTTCTGAAGAGCTTCAGAAGTATCACCAGATGTCCCAAGACAGTTCGGTGAGTTCAGAGGCCCTGGCAATTCAGATTGGGAAAATCAATAAAGCTTTCCTGGCGCAGAAAAGGATTGTTAAAGACTCCAACGCCGCCCTCAACGACTACTACAAGCAGCAGGAACTGGCTGGACAAAGAGCTGAAGAAAGAAAGAGGGCGCGGGAGGCGAGGGATAGGGCCAAGCTGAAACCGCAAAGCGCGGGTCAGTACATAGCGCGAAATATCGGCGCGCTCACCCCGCTGGGTACCCTGTCGCCCACAGCAATTCTCCCCGTCGCCGCAATCATGGCTACCGTTGCCGAGGCCGCGGTCACCGCCAGCCAGTCTATTGCGCTGCTGCCGGCTGTGGCCTATGCGGCCACAGCGGGGATTGCCACCCTGACTGTCGGTATGTGGGGTTTTGGTGACGCCCTTGGCAGCATGGGCGATCCCGAGAAGTTCGCAGAGGCGTTGTATCGGCTTTCGCCGAACGCGCAGCAGGCCGCGCTTTCACTCAAGAATCTTGTCGACGGTCCACTTGGGGATCTCAAGAGGGCCACTCAGGATGCGTTGTTCGCGGATGTGTCCCCGACCTTGCAGGCCCTGGCTCAGACTTTCGGCCCGACGTTGAAAACGATGATGACGTCCATCGCTACGTCGTTCAATCAGATGTTCACCGGCATCTCTTTCCAATTCATGACTCCGGAAACGCAGCAGCGGGTCAGCGCCATAGCCGCCAATGTTGCGTCGATGTTCGACCGCATCAGGCCGGGTGTTCTGGCACTGACGAATGCGTTCACGAAGATCGCGGAGACGGGTTCCGGGTTCCTGCCGGGGCTTGCTGACGGGTTCACGAACTTGATGGTGACGTTTGACAACTTCATCACCAGGGCGCAGGAAGACGGGTCGCTGCAGAACTTCATGCAGAAGGGCATCGACGCCGTTAAGGCGATCAGCAAGTTTCTTTTCGGCCTTGGCCAGCAAATATACAATGTTTTTGGCAACAAGTCGCCGCAAGAGTTCCTGGTTCTTCTGGACAAAGTGGCAGACGTTGCCGTATGGCTTTTCAAGCTATTTGAGGGCGTCGCCGACGCGGCAGCATGGCTGCTGCCGATCCTTGATTCTCTTATCGGTCAGACTATTGGCTGGAAGAATGCGGTGCTTCTTCTTGCTGGCGCTTGGAGCGTTGTCAAGCTGTGGCAAATATTAAAATGGGTAACGGACGTTAAGGCCGTCTTGCCCGGTCTGATTGCCGGGTTCAAGACCTTCGCCGGGCGCATCGGTTTGATGAGCAGCGCATCTGCCGCCGTTGCCGCCAGCGGGGCCGCTGTAACGTCGACGGCGAAGAATGTCGGAGCGAACACCGCTACGGCGTTCGCGGGGGCTGGCACTAAAGCGGGCAAGGGTTTCAGCTCAAAGCTCAGCACTGCAATCGGGAGCTTCAACTGGGCTGGCGTTGGCGCGGCCGTTGGGTTGTCAATCGCCACCCCGATCCTTAGTTCTCTTGATCGCAAGTTCAATGAGTGGATTGCCAGCAAGCAGGACAATCCGCAGGGTTACATGAATGACTACAACAAGAAACAGGACGAGAAGATATTCCCGACTTGGGTTCCTTTCTTGTCTGCTTATGAGGATTGGATCAGAGGGCTGACGGATTCTCCCGCCCCTCCGACGCCCCCATCAAGGGACAGCTTTTACAAGGACTGGTATCCCCGGGGTGAAAACCCAGCAGGCCCTACGATGCCCGAGTGGCCTGAGGTGCCACCGGGTTACAACGACTACGAGTTCCCGCTTCCGGGTACGGTCATAGATCCGAAAACCGGGAAAGCTCTGACGGAATCCGAACTTCTCGACAAGTACCGTGGCGAGCTTCCGCGCGAATCGTATGCCGTCGATCCCTTCACCAACCCGATCACCGGACAGAAGATCACTCCGATGCTGCCGATGGGGGCGAATGGGATGCCCGAGTACCCCACCGGGGGTACGCCGGGGACGCCCAGCATTCGGGGTCCGGTCATGCCGCAGTACAACTCGTTCGGTCAGCTCACCGGGTACGGCGCGAACATGGTCGACCCCCAGGAAGTGTTCGACGCGCAACTGGCGGTCGTGGACAGGGCCACCGATCTTGAGGAAGCCAACAAGGATCTGCTGGCCGCGAAACAGTCGGGTCTTCTCAGCGAGGAAGAAATCCACGACCTCGAGAGAAAGGTTCTCGACGGAAGGCTTCAGCTGCACAAAGCCCTGGTTGGCTTGGGTAAAGCGCAGGCCGGTGATGTTGAGAAGCTGAAAACCGAGACGGAGAATGCGCGTGATTCGCTCGGCGACTTCGGCGCGGAGATCGACAAGGACTTTGGCATCAGCAAGGGCCTGACCGGCATCGCTGAGAACATCACGAAGTTCCTCGCCAACCTGGCGTTCGCCCCGGTGTTCGGCGCGATACGTGGCGCGCAGGCGGGGCTGGGTTTCCCGCAAGGGGAAGGTGCCGGCTCTGGCTTGGCAGGCATGGCGGCGTCGTCGATGGGCTACTACAAGAATGGGCCGCTGGACCCAGGCCGGGAAACCGTTGCTGGTGCCCCGGCTTACGCCCCGTCCGGTTCCCCCGGCTATTCCCCGAACTGGTACGGAGGCGGGGTGCTGGACGCGCCGGTCAGCCCTCGACCGGCTTCTGTTTCCGACCCGTCCGCATGGGTCGGGGGCGCGGGTGATTTCGGTACTAATTACGAGGGCGGAGGCGCAGGTCCCGCCAGGTTTGGCGGCAAGCTCCCTGGGGTCAACCTGAACACCATTCCGGTGGCGGTGCAGCAGTACGCCAACAACTGCATCAACGCGGCAGCGCAGATCGTTCTGTCGGCTGGTGGCGTGAACATGTCTCAGGACGATCTTGATGGCGTCATCGCTCGCGGCGGTGGTATCAGCTCTTTGTCTGCTGGCCTCAACCGGCTGAACCCCAGCGGCGGGTACACGGCGTTGGAGGCGTCCGGCGGCAGCCCCGATGTGCTGTTCAACGCGGTCAAAGACTCCATAGACAGGGGTGTCGGGTCGGTTCTGAACGTGGCTCCCGGTTCATCCATAGCGGGTAGGGACTACCCTTACGGTCACTTCATCGCTGTTACCGGGTATGACCCGCGCACCGGCCGGATCAACCTGTCGGACACCGGCGACGGCAGCATGTACTCGGTGACGGCGGACGAAGCTTTCCGGTCCAGCAGGGGCCGCGGTCTCGTTGCAGGTACCGGCGTGCCGCAGCGCGGTCGGCGTCAACAGTCAGGTTCGGCCCCTTCGGGTCCGGTGTACGGTCCCCCCTTGCCGCGTTACGCCAACGGCGGCGAAGTGCCGATCATGGCGCACAGCGGTGAGCATGTTCTGACCCGCGACGACGTTGCCGCGCTGGGCGGGCAGGCCGCGGTCTACGACTTCCGGCGTTCGCTGCACAGCTACGCCGTGGGCGGCGCGGTTCCGCGTACACCCGCTCCGCCGCCCCTTCCGCCCGCGCTGGAGGGCGGCGGTGTGCGCGGCTTGAGTGGTGTGGCTGCTGATATGTTCGGCCGTGGTAGCGGCGCGGGGTCGGCACCATTCAACCCAGGACCAAAGAAAACCAGTTCTTCGGGTAGTCAGCCTAATGATCTGGGTTCACTTCTTGGGGTTGGGGACAGCCCGCCGCCCCAGCCTGCGCCGCCGCCGCCGCCCCAGCCCCCGGCGACTCCCGCTGCTGAGGCTCCCAAGCCTCCGCCTCTCGCGGCGGAGGCTCCTGTGGTTCCTGTTCCTCCCGCAGTTCCCACCGTCCCCGAAACGGTTATGCCTGCCGGTGTGGAAACTCCCGGCACGGTTATCGGCGCTCAGGTGGAAGCGCCGGAAGGTTACGGCGGTGGCCTCAGCGTGGGCGGTGGTCTGGTTGGGTTGGCGCAGAACGCGGCAGTATCGGCGGTGCAGGCCGCCGGTTTGGCAGCCGATGCTGCGGGCGCTTACGGCGGCGGCTCGGCGGGTGCTGCTGTGGCTAGCGCCGCGATGCAGATGGGGTTCGAGCAACTGAACCGCGCCATCGAGTACGGAGGTCAGGTCGCCGCCATTGGCGTGCAGGGCCTGATGGAAACCTTCATGCCTGCTGGCGGCTCGGAGTTGGCGCAGAACAACTGGCTTACCAGGTTCGCTGGCGGTATCGCTGGCGCGGCACCTGCTATGGCCAATCTGGCTGGCGGGCAGAATGCCAGCAACCAAAGTACGCTCGCCGGTGTCGGTGGGCCGCCCACCCCTGAGCAGATCGCTACGCAGGGAATGGATCCGAATCGGAGTCAGCACACCGGCACCGGCGCACCGGCGGGGCCGTACACGGCTGTGGCGATCAACGGCCCCTACATTGTCCAGTCAACAGAGGACCGCGCCGGTCAGGATCTCGTCCGGCACATACCTGCACCGGGAGCGCGCTGATGTTGATAATTGTGGGGTGTTGCGAAACGCAACACTCATCTACTGAGGGGCGGCGATGGCAGGGAACATAAAGCGCCGAATCCCGTCGAACCCAATCACGCCGCACGGTGCCTACTACTTGCTCAACGGCAAGAAACCCAACATGGCATATCGGTCATACGACGACAGTTCCGTCTATCACCTGATGGGCGGCATGTCGATTCCCGACTATTACAACGCGCCCGAGTCGATCCGACTCAAATCTCTCAGCGGGCTGATCGCGCCGTGGGCGCCCATCGAACAGAAAGGTGCCACCCAGGACGGCACCACTTTCATTGATGCGCTCTACGATCCGATCGACGCCGACATGACGGTGATCGCCACCGGCAAAACGCCAGCGAGAACCGCCCAGCTGATCCGCGACTGGATCGCGGCGTGGGACGCCAAGGAGCCTGGCGAGTTGTCGTTCTTCGACCACGACGCTGGTCGCTGGTGGGCGTCGGTGCGGTGGACACGCAACCCGGTGGACAAGATTCGCGGCGGCAACTTCACCGTCCAGGAGTTCACTTGGCCGTTCAAGGCTGAGGATGCGTTCTGGCGGTCCTATGACAACACCGACGAGTTCCGGTTCGGTTACAACCAGCTCAACGAAGAGTTCAAGGACTTAAAGAACTGGACGATCGCCTACACAGGGACCGGGACCGGGACGGTGGTCGCTTCCCCCCAGTTCACCGGCATACTTGTACCTGTCTTCGGCGGGGGGGACTGGGAAGCCAGGTGGTCGAAGGGCAGCAGCAAGCAGGGCCGCACAGCGGTGTTGCAGCGCACCGGGTTCAAGACCGGCTCGGACAGCCAGATCGCTTTCATGAAGCTGGGATCGTTCCCGTCGTGGAGTCCCTACGACGAGTCCTACAACGACATCTGGCTGCGGATGGGCAACACCGGAACGCCAGGAAAGAATGGGCTTCGCCTTCGGATTCAGCGTTTCAGCATCGAGGTGTCCTACTTCGTCAACGGCGTCGAGACAACACTGCGGGAGAAGCTCATCTTTTCTCCCGCCCCCGGCGAGACGTGGGCTTTCATGGCTGGCGTCGACAACGACCCCAGGACGTACCGGGTGCTGCGCGGCCTGAACGGTCTGGTTCCGGTGCTGACGTTCAAGGAGCCCGGCAACGGTTCGCTGCTCGGATCGGCCTACCGGGGCATGGGCTTCGGGATGGAGTCTGGAACCGGCGCGGCGATTGAGCTTCCACCGGCTTCGGTGCGGAGGTTCTGGGGCGGCGACAACTCCACTCAAACCCAGTCGGGGACGTTGAGCCGGATCAACGTGGGTGACCAGCCCATGTGGGATCGCTACACCCTGTACGGGCCGGGGCTGTTCCATATCGGCGCGGGGCCGGGCAGCACCGACATGGTGGAGTTCGGGCCGCTTCTGCCCAACCAGATCGTGCAGATAC